AAGTTTAAAATAAGGAGGTGAATTGCTTATGTTTCAAAATATTACTAAATCGCAACAACCTACTGTCGGTGAAGTGCATGTAGATGGTATTTTGACAAATATTTCTGTCGCATATCTTCAGAGTCTAGATAACTTTGTCGCTGATAAAGTCTTTCCTCTCGTGCCTGTTCAAAAACAGAGTGATATGTACTTCACATATCCTAAGCAGCAGTGGTTCAGGCAGCATGCAGAGGTTCGCCCTCCAAGCACTGAGACTGTTGGCTCTGGATATAAACAGGCAACTGAAAGTTATATGTGTGAGGTGTACGGCTTTCATAAGGACATTGATGATAGAATTATGGCGAATTATGATGCACCTCTCGAGCCTATGAGGGATGGCACAGAATTCGTTAGCCGGGCACTCACAATGAAGAAAGAGTATGATTTTGTTACTAGTTTTCTCACCACAACTGTATGGGACACTGACATTGATGTTGATGCTAATGTAGACTATGATAAATGGGATGATTATGCTAATTCTACTCCTATTGAGGATATAACTGGGCTTAAGCGAGATGTTTTGGAGGCTACAGGTTTTAAGCCTAATAGAATGGTTATGGGAGGTAAGGTCTGGGATGCTATTCAGAATCATCCTTCTATTCTGGATAGAATAAAGTATACTAGAGAAGCTATTGATATTAATCCTGCTTTGATAGCTAGAGCGTTCGATCTTGACCAGCTAGTTATCGCTGAAGGTATCTACGACCAAGCACATGAAGGAGACACCATGGATCTAACTCCTTTCGTAGATGATATCGTATTTCTCTATTATGCTCCGACTCGTCCGGGACTCTTGCAACCTTCCGCAGGTTATATTTTCACATGGAACGGTTATTTGCAGAATCCTTATGGCGTAGCTTTAGCTAATTTCTATATGCGTAATATCAAGTCAACCAGAGTTGAAGGTGAAATGGCATATGACATGAAGGTCATCGGATCTGAACTTGGTGTCTTTATGCATAATGTCATAACCTAATCGAATGTGAATAAGAGAGGAGGGATGTAAATGCCTACACCAGAATATCAATTACTCCGAGAAGAGCTAGGTAATCCTTCTGAGGATACTATTTCCGATGCGATGTTAGAGCGACTCTTGGAAGAAGAAGGTAGCTTTAAAATGGCTGCTATGCGTGCGAGTAGAGTCATTGCACGAGCCTTTTCTTTAAGGGCTAGCAAAAGTATCGGTAGAACTTCTAAGGATTATTCTCGTCAGGCTCAACTCTGGCTAGATATGGCTAAAGAATACGAGGAAGAAATCGCTGGATTAGCTAAACCACTCGTTGGAGGTATTAGTAAATCTCAGAAGATAGCTCAAGAAGAGGATGGTGATAGGACAACTCCCTTCTTTGGCCGAGACAAATTAGAGGGGGGATATAATGACTACTGAGTTTAGGCGAGACTTTAAGGAATTTCTCAAGCCTTTTGTCGTATTTGAAACCTCCTCCTCCCAACTTAATGAAGATGGTTACGAGGAAGCAGCAGAAACAGATTTATTCGAAGTGCTGGGATTTATTGAGGTTCGGCGGGGAGCCTTAATTGAGATGGGAGATAGAATGACTGTCGAGGCCTATCGAATGTTATTCTGCGATACAGCTACGGTCAATGGACAAACAATCGAATTCAAGAAAAACTATAAGGTAAGAGAACCTGACACGGGAAACATTTATCAGATAATGGATATCGATAAACCTTTAGATCATCATTATGAGATACGCTTACAAAGTGTGGTGAGCGTATAATGGGATTCACTTATAATAGGCATTTCGAGCGTGAGTTTAAACGCCAGGTTGAAACTAATACTAGAGCAACGGCTGAAGCATACCAAGAAGATTTAAGAAGAACTCTGGATGTGCCTCCGGGCAGGTCAGGAAAGATGTATAAGGAACATCAAGCATCTGCTCCTGGGGAACCTCCTGCACCTAGGACACGAGATTTGATAAAATCCATCAGTGTTAGTCATGAGGCAGCCCAGAGAAATTCTGTATCTTCTTATGTGTATTCACCTTTACCTTATTCTATATATCTGGAATTAGGAGCTCCTAAGATTAATTTAGATCCTCGGCCTGCGTGGGTTATTACTATTTATAAGTGGAAAGAAAAATACGCTCAAATGATGACTAAAGGTTTTAGGAGGATATAGCTTATGATAAGTACTCATGAATTATTTAACCAAATACGCATAATCTTAACTGATCCTGAATCTGAGGTAACAGTTAAAAGATTCGAAGACACAGATAATGAGCAAGAGTTAAACTTCTATGCCCTAGCAGAGGATAGATATTATTATGCTAGAGTTCCTAGAGAAGTTGATTATCCTTATGTAACTATGACAGGGATAAACTCTGAATATAATCTTACCATTGGTGATCTTCTAAAATGGGAAGATTTCGAAGATATGCGTTTTTGGACTCACGGATATACTCCTCAGACTGTAGATAATATTTCGCAGGTTATAGCTGCGAATTTTCATAAGCAAAGGATAGTAACAGATAATTTTGTTACTCCTATATTTCTGAGGTCTAGCTATTCTCCTCCTTATCAAATAGACCCTAGTACAGATGATTCTCTTCTTATAGGTTATGTAGGCTTTAAAGTGCAAGCTTCTCGGAGGTGATATATATAAAAGTTTTAATCTAAGATAAAGGAGGTGAGACTATGGCTGCTACTTGGGAAGAGTTTGAACATGGCAAACCTGCATTTGAAAAGGCAGTCTTTGTCGGTGAAGTAGATGAAGATGGCAATCTAGTTGGTGGTATAGATGATTTGGAACCTGTGCCAGCGACAGATGCTAACTTAAATCTAAGTGATGACCTTTTAGATGATACTGACTTGACAATGACTGACTCTCGTTCTCATATAAATGGTCTGCGTGAATGGTCGGTAGACCTTACCCTTAACTATAAGGAAACAAATGTTGCGTTTGAAAGGATTAGGGATGCATATCTTGAGAGAAACAATCTTTGGATAGTTTATATTCCTAATCATGATGTCGATGATCCTTCTGTAGTTTCCGAGTTAGACGAGGGATATATTGGTAGAATTACTGTTGAAAATCTGGATCATGCTGGCGGTGTGGATGATCTTGAAACCATTGACGCTACAATGCAATCAGCCTCTACTATCCACTGGACAGCTGTTGGTGATATTCCGGTTGCTGCAGTTTAAGATTGGTGATTTAAATGAATAAGGTCGAGGTATTTCCCATCGGTATATCAACACCTTTTAAAGATAACAAGGCTGTTCGTGTTGTAGATAATGTCTATAAAATTTCAAATCCACTCAAGGAAATATGGGATTATCGTCAAAAAGTGTGCACCCCGGAAGAAGGCTCTCTCAAAGTTGACCACCTCTTTGGGAGAGTTCATCTTCCCTCTGATAAAGAAGAAATCTTACTCTCTGGTAACTATTTTCCTATTGACTGGAAAAATCCTGTCGTAGTTTCAAAGAAAGGAAGTCTCAATTTAGACAGTTGTAATAGAGGCTTTGAAGGTTTTGTTCGGGCATACGATTATGAGATAAAATCTCAAACTATTCCAAAGATAGTATTACTTCAATATAATTATAGCGAAACTATGAATGTCAGAGGCTGGTTTAAGGTTGAGCGTAAAGATTTCTCTAATACAATCAAGTTTAAATTAATCTCAAACCGAGATATGTCAGATAAAAGTTGTAAAATAAATTGGTCGGATAGACTTCCGGGATAAAATTTTTTATCTCGAAAAAACTAACCGTTCTTTTTATAATTTCAAAATTTGAAATTAAGGAGGTTATGCTATGCCTTTTGTCCATGATGACTTTCTAAACGCTTTGGCTAATCATGCAGCTACAATTCCAGACAAAATAGTCCTGATCGATGAGACAGAAGCAGGAAACCCTGAAGTTGATTCAATATCTGCTGTCTATTGGAAAACTCCGGCTGATGGCGAAGCTACAGGAACAATTAGACCTTACGCTGATGTAGGTTTCACCGAAAACTTAGTTTTTAATGTAACTGCTGGAGAAACCGTAACTGCTTGGCGTGCTAGACTCACAGATGATAGTGATCAGTTTGGAGGAGACCTCACAAATGAATCTTATGCGAGCGATGGTGAGTTTACTCTTATTGGAGATCAGACAGGACTGATAATAGAACTCAAAGCACAATAACTTGTTTTATGTCAGAAAATTAGTGCTGGCTTAACCGTCAGCACTAATCTTTTATGAAGGGGGGAGGGATACATGGAAGTTGATTTAATCTCAGTCGCACGAGAGGGAGACAAAATGAAGCTCGTGTGGAAGTTGCTTGTTGTCTTATATGTCTACTCTGGTTCAGCCGATTGGAAAGTTCACAAGATAACTCCCACAGGCAATAATGAGTGGGTATATACTGGACACAGCAGTTATGTGTATGCAGTAGCAGTAGATGCTAATGGATATGTTTACTCTGGTTCATTCGAAAATGAAGTCCATAAGATAACTCCGGCAGGTAATAATGAGTGGAAATATACTGGACACGGCGGTACTGTGTATTCAGTAGCGGTGGATGCTGACGGATATGTTTACTCCGGTTCTAGTGATAATGAAGTTCATAAGATAACTCCGGCAGGTAATAATGAATGGACATATACAGGACACGGCGGTACTGTGTGGGCAGTAGCGGTGGATGCTGATGGCTATGTTTACTCCGGTTCTAGTGATGACGAAGTCCACAAGATTAAGCCGGATGGTACAGGCTCCGAATGGACATATACTGGACACGGCGACTGGGTGCGGGGTGTAGCAGTAGATGCTGACGGATATGTCTATTCAGCTTCTGATGATGACGAGGTTCATAAGATAACTCCGGCAGGTAATAATGAGTGGAAATATACTGGACACGGTGCTACTGTGTATGTAGTAGCAGTAGATGCTGACGGCTATGT